GAAGAAAAAATTGTTTTAAATAATAATAGACCAGTGCCAAAATTATTTATTGATTGGCAAAGTGTTGAGGGTGCATCTGGTTATCAATTAATTTATAGAAAAGATAATGAAAATCCAGTAGTTGTTACAACTCAACAGTCAGAGCATGAAATATTACCCTCAGAAACTGGTTCATACAATATTCAAATCTATACTTTAAATAGTAATGGTGAAAGGAGTTCAAGACCAACAGAAAAAACAATTAACACAATCGGTTTAACTGCTGTTCCAGAAAATCCAACAAATTTTGAGATTGAACCAATAAATAATGCACAAGTAAAATTATCATGGACAAAAACTACTTCTCTTGACGTTGAATTTGGTGGTAATTGTGTCATAAGACACACTCCTAATTCTTTAGCGCAGGCTACATTTATAGACTCTACTGATCTTAATGAAAATATAAATGGATCTACAAATGAAGCAATTTTACCAGCATTAACAGGTACTTATTCTTTAAAATTTAGAGATTTAGGTGGGAGGTTATCGACTACAGAGGCAAAAGTAGAATTGTCGTTACCAGAAATACAAGATGAGCTACAAATTAAAAGTCAAAGAGAACAAACTGCATTTAGTGGAACAAAAACAAATTTAAGTGTAGTTTCAAATGCTTTGCAACTTACAGATCCAGCAAATAATTTATCAGGTACTTATGAATTTGCTTCAGTTTTTGATTTAGGTTCTGTATTTACAAATTTAAGATTAGCGAGACATATAAAAAGTACAGGATTTTTAGTGTCTGATTTATTTGATTCAATCCCTGATTTAGATGCAAGGTTAAATTTTGATGGTGTCGGTAGCGAAAGATTAAAAAGCAAACTCCAAGTACAGACTTCAACAGATAATAGTTCTTTTACTTCATTGCAAAATCTTACTAATGGTTCTTTTGTAGGAAGATCATTTAAATTTACTTCAAATTTAATTTCTGTAGATGCAAACGAAAATATAAAATTCACTGAATTAGGTTTTGATGCTTTTTTGCCATCAAGAACTGAAAACAAATACCAATCAGGTGGTAATATTATTTCGACACCTTTACAGTCTGGAACAAGTGCCAGCGGATTATCAGTTGTTTTTGGCAAGTCATTTTTTACAGGCACAAGTGCCATCGGTGGATCGACCACAGCTTTTCTCCCATCTATATCTATAGCTCCAGAGGATTTGCCAAGTGGTGCGTTTTTTCTCTTAAGTTCTATAAGCGGTGCTGGTTTTACAATAGTTTTCAAGAACTCTTCAAATGCAGTCATAGATGTGAAATTTACGTTTCAAGCGTTAGGATATGGAAAAGGTGCATAACTAATGGCAAGAGTTAATTCAACTGGCAAAGAATCTTCAAGTAATTTTTCACCTGATAATGGTACTGGTTTAGTTGTAAGAACAGCTCTAAAAGATATTCTAGAATCGTTAAGAACAGTTAATAGTGCTGCTGGTGATCCATCTGGGGCGGCAAATTTAGCAGCTTATCAATTACATATTGATAGCGATACAAATTTATTAAAAATTAGAAACAGTGCTAATTCAGCTTTTGTCACTTTAGGGGATGTAAGTCAAACTAATTTCGGTTTTTTGTCCGCATCAGGAGGGACACTTACTGGGGTATTAGCTGCCTCTGCTGGATCTGCCTCTGCTCCATCTATTCATTTTGGAGATAGTACAACAGGATTATTTAAAAAAGCAACTAATCAGATAGGACTTACATTTGCTGGCACTGAAAAATCATTTTTCGATCAAAACGGTTTGACTTTACAGGCACAATCTGATTTAAGATTTGCTGATTCTGATAGCTCTCACTATGTTGGATTTCAAGCACCAGCAACAGTTTCCTCTAGTCTTACATGGACTTTGCCAGCTACGGATGCCGCAGTTTCTGGATATGCTCTAGTCTCAGATGCTAGTGGTGTTTTGAGTTGGGCTGCTGCTGGGGGAGGAGCAGTTGGAAATGGCTCAGATGAAATTTTTTGGGAGAACGGACAAACAATAACGGGAAATTATTCGATAACGAATGGAAAGAACGCTGGAAGTTTTGGTCCTATAGAAATTCAAAGTGGAGTAACCGTTACAGTTGGTGCTGGTGAAACGTGGACTGTGGTATAAAAGTGTATATAATAAATTTAAGGTTATAAAACTATGAGTACATTAAAAGTTAATAAAATAATTCCTACCGCTGGAGTTCCGACAGGCGGTGGGGGAGGTGTAATCCAAGTCAAATATGGATTTACAACAGGACAAATTGTCCATAGTACAAGTACTTACACTGATACTGGCCTGTCTGCAACTATTACACCCATATCAAACACTAGCAAAATTTTAGTGATGGCAAGTCTAAATTGTGTTCAAAAAGTTGGTAATACTTATGCAAAAGTTAGAGTTTTAAGAGGATCAACTGAAATCGCAAAAATTGATGAAGGTGCAGGGTATACAGACAGTTCACAAAACAATATTATTGGTTCTATTAGTTGTCACATAATGGATAGCCCATCCACGACAAGTGAACTAACTTATAAATTACAATTTGCTAGTGTTAGTAATGTCTCATCGATTGGTGTTCAAATAAATAGTGCGCTTTCAAGTATCATTTTAATGGAGGTGTCAGCATGATTACTTTCTTGTATAATTTAACTAAAAACTAATTATGGTATACGATCACGAAGCGATAAGAAAAGCTTATCCAACAGTTACTACTATTGATGACTCATCTGGTGCATTTGATAAAGATGGAAACTCTGTAACTCTTGAGCAAAGCAAAATTGATAGTGCGAGAGCAACACTTAACGCTGAAGCTGCCGCGACTCTGTATCAACGTCAAAGGACAGGGGAAGCTGGCACAACAGACACTATTTATGCTTCTGTGGGTGACCAGTTAGACATGCAGTACAAAGATGCTGTAAATGGAACGACAACATGGAAAGATCATGTCGCTGCTGTGAAAGCTAAGTATCCCAAACCATGAGTACATTAAAAGTTAATGCTATAACTGAAACTGATGGTTCAGCTTTTCCTTTTGGTAAAGTTGTTCAAGTTGTAACAGCACAAAAGCTAAACACAACTTCAACAACCAGCACCAGTATGGTTGAAACATCTTCTGATCTTAGATGCACAATTACACCTTTATCAGCGTCAAATATATTAATTATTAGTTGTAATTTATATGTGACAATGACTGCAAACTCTACAATAGGCTCTGTTGAAGTAAGAAAAGATGGCTCACTACTCAATGCACCAACAAATTACAATACAGGGACACATGATGGGCATACTATGAACTATACCAATGCTAATTGGATGGGAAATAATTTTATTCAAACAATTGACACTGCTGGAAATACAAGCTCAAGGGTTTATAGCCCTTATTGGAAAATAACGAGCAGTACATTTTATCTAAACGGATGGGGAAGTTCAGATTATAGAGGGATTTCATCAGTGACGGTTATGGAGGTATCAGCATGAGCCAATTGAAAGTAAATTCAATAGTTCCTGTCGGTGGTTTGCCTAGTGGTGCTAATGGTGGAATAATTCAAATTGTTTATGGAGAAACAACCAGCCATGTAAGTAACACAAGTGGAAGTTTTGTTGATAGTGGCGTTACAGCAACTATAACTCCATCTAGTAATTCAAGTAAAATATTAGTGGTTGCTTCAATGCAATGGTTTTTATTTAGAAGTGCTACCGAGACAAATGGCAATTTTAAACTTTTAAGAGGTAGTACAGCAATATCGACACACAATAATGCTATACATATTGAAGCTGCAACTACAAGCCAAAGTCGTATTATTTCTGAAGGTGGCTACACAATTCAACGATTAGATGAACCAGCAACGACATCAGCAACTACATATAAGGTTCAATTTTGTACAGCGGTAACAGCTAATTCTGGACAAATGGACGTAAGCAAAAATAGTGCGCCAAGCTGTATAACACTTTATGAAGTTACCGCATAATGGCAATAATTCCAGCAATTAAGGATTTTACAGTTGTTAGGAGGAATGATTTTCCTTTAACACTGACAATCAAAGATGGCAATGGAAATGCTGTGAATTTAGCAGGCTATACGGCTGACGCTGAAGTATGGAGTGTAGATTCAAGCGGTAAAAGAGAAACAAAATTTGCAGATTGGTCTGTTACATTTACAAATAGAACTACTGGAATTGTTGATATAAAATTAACAGATACCCAAACAGCGACTTTTACACCACATGAATTAAAATATGATTTTCAACTAATACAACCTAATGGCGATAAATTTTCATATATAAAAGGTACACTATACATAAGCGAAGGTTTTAGCTCATGAGTACTCCTAATCAAGTAGTCGTATCGCAAGTCTCTGATGTAACTACTGTCGAAATATTAACAGCAGGTCCACAAGGACCAGCGGGTTCTATCAGCGGTTTAAATTTTGATATAACTGGAAAAGTAGATAATGCTGTGCTGTATTATCACGCTGCTTCTGATACATTTAAAGCAGACAACACAACAACCAAACTTACACTCGTTGATGGAGGAAATTTCTGATGGCTAATACAATTAGGATAAAAAGATCTACTGGATCTTCAAACCCAACCTCATTAGAAAATGCAGAGATAGCATTTAGAGAAGGTGATGAAGTATTAGTTATTGGTAAAGGTACAGGAGGTGCAGGGGGATCCGCAACAAGTATCCAACCTATTGGAGGTAAAGGAGCATTTTTTGATAAGGCAACAACTAGAAACGCAAATATTGTATTAGCTGGTCCCACAACTGGAAGTGCTGCTGCACCTACATTTAGGTCACTTGTAGTCGCTGACGTTCCAACGCTAACAGCTTCTAAGGTGTCTGATTTCGATACACAAGTAAGGACATCGAGATTAGATCAAATGGCAGCACCAACGGCTGCTGTTAGTGCCAACAGTCAAAAGATTACAAACTTAGCTACCCCTACAAGTTCTGGTGACGCTGCGAGCAAGCAATATGTAGATAATGTCAGTCAGGGATTAGATGTAAAAGATTCCGTAAAAGTAGCTTCTACCGCTAATGGAACATTGTCCTCAGCATTTGCTAACGGTCAGACAGTAGATGGTGTAACTTTGGCTACGAATGATCGCATTTTAATCAAAGATCAAAGTTCTCAGACTGAAAATGGTATCTATACTGTCAATGCGTCAGGTGCGCCCACAAGAGCAGATGATTTCGCAAATGGAGCTACGGTAGCTGGTGCTTTTGCATTCGTAGAACAGGGTAGTGCTAATGCTGACTCAGGTTTTGTTGTAACGTCAAACAAAGGATCAGATGTTGTAGGCACTAATAATATTGTTTTTGCACAGTTTTCTGGCAGTGGGTCTGGAGTGTCAGCAGGTGATGGACTAGATAAAACTGGTTCAGTAATGAGTGTAGATTTAAAAGCTAATGGTGGACTTGTTATTGAATCTACTGAAATTGCGGTTGATCTTGCAGCTAGTTCTATAACAGGAACACTTGCTATTGGCGATGGTGGAACGGGTGCTACAAGTGCAAGTGCAGCTAGAACAGCTTTAGGTGTTGCTATTGGATCTGATGTACAGGCATTTGACGCACAGCTTAGTGATATAGCTGGTTTAACTCCTACAGATAGCAACTTTATTGTTGGTAACGGATCTAATTTCGTTCTTGAATCTGGAGCAACTGCCAGAGCAAGTCTTGGAGTTGCCATTGGAAGCCAAGTACAGGCTTATGATGCTGACCTCGATAACCTATCTGGTTGTCAATCAGGTGGATCTGCTGCTTTAGCTGCCTTAACTGAAGCTGAAATACAGATTCTTGATGGAGCTACTGTTACGACTGCCGAATTAAATATTTTAGATGGAGTAACATCTACTGCCTCTGAACTAAATATTCTTGATGGAGTTACGGCTACAACTGCGGAACTTAATCTGTTAGATGGAGCAACATCTGCTACTTCGACAACTTTAGCAGCAGCAGACAGGGTAGTTTTAAATGATAATGGCACAATGAAACAAGTCGCATTATCTGACGTGGTTACGTTTTTTAAAGATGAAAGTGCCTCTAGCTTCAATATAGATGGTGGTAGCTACTA